TACAAGATTATTGTAAATCTAAAGCACCAGAAGAAGCTTGCGGCTTGATATTAAAAAGTGTGGGTGGTTATGAATTCTTACCTTGTGATAATTTAGCAGAAGATAAAGAACACAATTTCATTATTGCTGATGACATTATGGTTAAATATTCAAGAGAAATATTTTCTATTTTCCATAGTCATGTAGAAGATGGAACGCCCGCGGTGACTTTAGCAGATATAAAAACTTGTGAAGCTTGGAGTTGTTTAGGGAGTATAGTTTTCTTAAGTTCTAATGATAGTAATATTTGTTCTGATTTAGTATTCTATGGCAACAATATCACTTATAAGAATTATATCGGCAGACAGTATTATTATAACGTTTTTGATTGTTTCACTTTAATTAGGGATTTTTATTACCATGATTTAGTCAAGTCTTTGGATTTTGTTTACAGCGATTATGGTTGGTGGGAGAAAGCAGAACATGCTGATAGCCTTTATTTAAACGAATATAAACGTTTAGGATTTGAAGAGTTTGACATAACTAAGCCTTTACAAGTTGGTGATATATTAGCTATGAGATTGGGGCGCAGCAAATGCATTAATCACGGTACAATTTATATAGGCAATAATAAAATATTGCACCATTTAGAAGGTAGGCTTTCTTGTGTTGAGAGTTTTGGGAAGTATAGCAACCGTATTGAACGCGGGTTTAGATACGCTAACAAAATTGAAAATCCGTTAAACAAGGTCGTATTCTGATGTTATCTAAGGTTAGGCTCCACGGCATATTGGCTGAAAAGTTTGTTGAAGATTGTAAGTTTAAAGTTTCTTCAGTAAAAGAAGCTATAAAAGCATTGAACGCTAACTTTAAAGATTTTAAGAGTATATTAAGACAATATGACTTTAGAATGATAGCAGACGGTAAAACTTTAGAGACAGAAGACGTTTGCACAGCTACGTATCCATTTAAAGAGTTAGATATTTTTCCAATATCGCAAGGTGAAAAAGGCGGTGTAGCTAAAGGTATCATAGGGGGGTTAGAGATTGCTGCCGGTGTCGTTTTAGATTATTTTTCTTTTGGAACAATAGGTAACCCTTTGATTGTTGCGGGGGTTTCTACTATCGCAGGCGCAGTCATTAACAGTTTTATGCAACCACCTCAATATGATCAAAGCCAAGACGCAGCGACTAGTAATATATTTGGTGGTGCGAGGAATGTGAGTAAAGAAGGGGTAGCGGTGCCTATATTGTATGGCGAAATGACTGTTGGTTCGTTAGTTGCATCAGGTTTTATAGCTATAGATGGCGAAAAAATTTAAGGTTTATAGATGGCTAAGAATCAAGTACATGACAAAATACCTCAGAATAAGCAATTAAGTGCCCAGACACAGGGCAACGTTGCATATAAGGTTAAAATATCAGATTATCAAGAAACCCAAGCACCTTTAAATGATAGATTATTTACTAATTTTGGATTAGTTGGTAAAGGTGGTGGAGGCGGCTCTGGTGGACAAATCAACGGTGATGTTTTACATACAGATACCTATGCTAAATTTGTGGATATTGTAAGCGAAGGACAGATTGAGGGTCCCGTAAACGGATTAAATTCTATTTTATTAAATGGAACCCCATTAGCTGATGAAAATGGTAACTTAAATTTTAACGGTGTGCAAGTTTATCCTTTGTATGGTACTGAAGATCAAAAATTTCCACCGATGTTTCAAAAATCTGGATCTACGTTTTCTGTAAACTCAGAAGTCAAAACAACCCAAGATTATAAGTTTACCGTAACTGATGACAGTATTACGTCTACGAACATAATTATAAAAGTACCCATCTTAAGTCAAACAGATGACAATGGCAATATCAATGGGACTTCTGTAAGTTTTCAAATAACTGTTAATGGTAAATTGATGGCTAAGAAAACCATATCAGGGGTCGCAACAAGTCTAATTGAAAAAGGCTTTGTTGTGAATTTAAGAGATTTTACCGGCGACAAAACTGTAGTTGTTAGTCGCATAACCCCAGACTCTACCGACCCTAAATTGCAAAATAAAACTTTTGTTGCTTCCTACACTTGGATTATTGATTACACTATAAATTATGCTAATCGTGCAGGATGCGCTTTGATGTTTGAGGCTAATCAATTTGGGTCTCAACTACCAGACAGAGCGTATCATCTAAGGGGCATAAACACAATAAAGATACCAGAAAACTATGACCCAGTTGCTAGAACATATACAGGCGTATGGAATGGTGTTTTCAAAACAGCATACACAAATAACCCAGTTTGGTGTTTGTACGATTTATTAACTAATACAAGGTATGGCGCAGGAGATTACATAGACACCGATCAATTAGATAAATTTGAAATGTATGACTTAGCACAATATTGTGACGATATGGTGGTAGGTCTTAGTGGGTCTATGGAACCTAGATTTACTTTTAATTGCATTATAACGCAACGTGAACAAGCTTTAAGTTTAATTAAGAAGATTCAAGGGAATTTTTTATCTGCGTTGTTTTATTTCGGTGGCGTTATTAAATTAGCTCAAGATAAGCCAGAAGACGCTACGGCTATTGTCACTAATGCCAATGTTGTGAATGGGGTGTTTAATTACTCTACTACTGAGCTAGACAAACAGACAAACACGGTTGTAATTAGCTATAACGACCCGATTAATGATTATAAATTAACCACAGAAACAGTTTATAATAATACATTGTTAAACCAAGCAGGACGTGAAGTAAAAAAAGAAGTTAACGCTTTTGGGTGTACTAGCAGATCACAAGCTCACCGAATGGGTAAATACATATTGTTGAGTGATATTGATAATGCTGAAAGTGTTAACTATACCGCGGGTTTAGATCACGCCAAGGTTCTCGTTGGCGACATTATAGAGATACATGATAACTTTATAGAAAACACAGTATCAGCAGGACGCATTAAGTCTATGAGCGGTGTAACTATAGTTCTAGATAGAAACGTCACCCTGTTAGCAGGTAATAATTATTTTATAAAAATTATTGACCAAAACGGAGCAGTTGAAGAGTTAACTATCTCTAATGCTAGTGTTGGCACGATTAGTACGATAACAGTAGACGACAATAAAGGCTTCATTGCTAATGCATACACAGTCTATTCCATAAAACATGAAACTGAAACAGATAAACAGGGTACTTTATATCGCATTTTAGATATACGCGAAAACGATAAAAATACGTACGACATAACAGCTAATAAATACGTAAGCAGTAAATTTGACAATATATATACTAATAACCCAGTAGATGTATTACCCGAGCAGCCGTTGCCACCGTTAAGGGCGCCCCAGAACGTACAAAAAATAAGTCAGAACTTATATAAAGACGGCAAGAACGTATTGAATGACGTTGATTTTGGATGGAACAGGGTAACAGGTGCTACACATTATGAATATCAATATAGAATTGATAGTAATGAATTTACTCAAGTTAAACGCACCAACGATAATCAATTTAAAATCATAGATGGTAACGGTGTTTATGACGTGCGTGTACGTGCAGTTGATTTATTAAATCGCACTTCTAAATTTTCAGAAGTAAAGACTCGTGTAAGCACTGGAGACGTTATACCAAGCGATGTACAAAGATTTAACATACATAGATCAGGCAGTACTTTAGTATTCAGTTGGGAAGAAGTGCCATTGCAAGAACATGGGTTAATTACGTATTATGAAATTAGACAAGGTACAACTTGGTTTGATGCTTTAACTATATTCAGGACAATTTCTAACTCGTACACATATACGCTCAACACAGGCGGAACTTTTTTAATTAAAGCCGTTACAATTGCGGGTATTGGCAGTGCTAATGCTGCGAGTGCTAATGCTTTTGCGGGCGATACTAACATTTATATTACTGACAATTATTCTGATTTAGGTTTTCCAGTCAGTGACCCTTCCCAGATACAAAATTTCACTGTAGAACAAGAAACTTTTGATTTCAGCAATGGTGAAGTATTTACTTTTAGCAATGGTGAAGATTTTAGTTTTTCTAGTGGTGCGCGGTTATTACTAACTAAATTTACCTATGGTGCGTGGAATACTCTTACTAACGCATGGACTACATATGTAGAACCGTGGGTTGGTGAAGTTCAAATAGGAACAGTAGGGACTTACGAGACAGATATTAAAGATTTAGG